GTCCGTTGTTGCTTTTGATTTTCAACAAACGTGCTCTGGGATCTTCAAAATATTCTGTGCCCATGTCCTTGGTCAGACTAATCTGCACTGCATCTTTGATAATCTTTTCAACTGGATCGTAGTCGCCCTTTTCCAACAAGTCAGCACATTTTAAAATCGCACGTTCCAGTTCTTGCTTGCGAGTAAATGATTCAAACTCTCCCATAAACCAATCATAGTGATTGTCTGTTAAGTCTGGAACTGGCTTTAGTTCTGTGTTGGTTACTGCTTTAATCTGTTCAGCAGTGGGCATTGCTTTGTGTTGGTCAATGTGTGTATGGATGAACTTGGCCGCTTCTTTGAGACTTCTGTCAAAGTTGTCTGGATTATAGATGTTTTGTACTCGCAGATAGCTCTCTGCGTTTTGCAACATCATTTCTAAAAATAGTTTTTGTAAATCTGGTGTGTATTCTTTCATTGCTTGCTTCTTAGTTTAATTTTTAACGAATTCGATTCTGTATTTGTCAGTATGTCTTTTAACACATATAATTTTCCATATCTATCAACTGCATCATTGATGTCTTTGCAGGATTCTCTCCATATGGGAAAGCTCACCGCCCACCCATATTCCACAGCACAGTCAATTAGTCCACTGCCAGTACCATCCCAGTCTGGGACCACAATAACTGTTTTGCCCAAACTGTCAATTAGTTCTGCCTGTTGTTCACTGATGTCTGCTCCCATTACTGCCACGCCGTCAACGCTCATTGCATCAAATGGTCCTTCGCACACTATGACAAACTTGTTGTCTGGCAACTGCTGATCCATGTTAAACACAAAGTTTGCTGGATGGTTACTGTGATACTTGGGTTTGATGCCTGGGAAGAATGCTCTGGCAGTCCACCCCGATATTGTTCGCTTGTGGTAAAATGGAACAACCACTCTGTGTGCCAGTTTGTTTGTGGTTTCCGGAGTCCAAAAGAACTCATACCGTTGCATGTCTATTCTACGTTCGTGTACATATTTAACCGACTCTGTGTAGCCTGCGGGAACATTTGACCAATTGTTCAATTCATAAAAGTCTGCCAGAGCCATAAAACTTTGTGCTTGCTCTGGTAACGCTCTGGGTTCAAACGAGATTTCTTCCTGGTCGACCGGTAGTTGGTCTGGTTGTACCAGATCCTTAACACGCATTGCTTCAATTACCAAACGATTAATTTCGCCTTCGCTAGCACCTAACCATTTTATCCAACGTTTGAACTTAAAGCCCAACGGTCTGCCCGGTTGGTATCCAGTTTTGAATTGGCAATTAAAGCAATGATAACTTACTGCACCGTCTGGTTGTGTAATTACCCCGCCACGTTGGCGTGTATCCGCTGATTCGCCTCTGTTGTGACAGCAAACCGCGTTGAAACTTATCCAACCACTTTGGCTGCGTTTACGTTTAGGAGGCAATAGATTAAGGACAGCGTCCTGAATAGAATTAAACATTAACTGCTATTTTACACTAAAGTCTGACATAAATCAAACAGTTTGGCTATTAGAGTTTATGTTGCTGTCGGTATCAATTGATACTGATCGCTCCGTTGATTGTTAGGATACGACCTTCTAACGTCAGGCCTGCACCTGGGTCATTGATAAATTCATGTGATTTCATAGTATTATGTGTTCAAAAATGTTGTGCTGTTTTGATTCAGTGCGCTCTGACTCACTGTGCCAATTTCTGTCACCGTGATTGCAGCGCTTTCGCCACTCACTGGGCCAACACTTAATATTTGCCCAATATCGCCCATGTTAATATCAGTGGGCCTATTGGCAGGAATCATTGGACCCGCATTGGCTGTAACGCTGGCGTTAGCATTGATATTGTAATAGCAGGCTGCGTTTGAAACCACTTTGGCCCGTGTACTGTTTGATATGGTAACATTGGCAAATGTTGTTGTTACGAAGGTATATGATGCCATTTTTAAAATCCTAATTATATGTTATTTATCATATCTTACCAAGTTGAAATGGTTGCTCTTTTCCAAGTGTCAGTGGCTACGCAGACATACACATAATCGCCATCCCATGAAATCGACCCGGCTGTGCCTGGCGCGCTGGCTGTTGCAGGCACTCCTGGTGCGCTAAGTGTCACATTGCCACCTACTGAAAGATTGCTTGTAACAGTTATTGAACTAAATGAGCCGCTGCCGTTGCTGACAATAATGTACCCGCCAGCTGTTATGCCATCATGTATGTGCAGATTCCAAGTCTCTGTGTTGACTGTCATTTCACCTTCATAGCCAGTGTATGACGTAGTTGCGCTGGTATTGCCGCGTTTCCATTGTACTATTTTACTCATTATATGTTCCCAAAATTAAATGTAGCACTGGTTATTCCGTCGTCTACTTGTCCTAAATCAAATGAATCTGGCGTACCCGTTGGATACGCTGTATTGCTGACAAATATCTGTCCCGCCGCTCCATAATTATCATCCACATAGGCTGCGATATTGGCAGATCCATTATTGACTTTTACATTGTAGGTGTAAACGTCCCTGTCTAATTGCGTCAAATCCAAGCTAGAAAGTGTAACTGTGCCTATTCCTAAATTTGCATTACTGATTGTCACGTTGGCAGACAGCACCACATTGGCATTGGCGTTAACGTAGTCATCTATCATGTTAAATGTCAAAGTATAGCCGGTCACATTAACCGGCTTCTGGTCGTTGTTTAGTACTTTAATTTTTACTAAATTATCAATACCTTTGTAAATGTTTATTGTTCTTGTGTACACTACACGATTCCTTTGTTCAACAGAAAGGTCAATGTCGTATATAACACTGACGGTATTGTCGTAGAGATAGCTGTTAATCTGTTGCATTAGTATATTTAGCGTGAATCCATAACTACAACCTGGTAAATTTTTGGTTATAAATAGCTAGTGGATATAGATTATAAATTGTTACTAGACCAATACCCTTTCCTAAGTTTGCTAACTTATGGTGGGAACGAGTACGTAGGAATCATTCAAAATTTGGATGATAACATTACTACTATTTACGATTATGGACTGTTGAAAACAGAACAACAGAAGATTCTGTTTATTAACTTGGCAGAAACTTGGTGGTGGGAAAGCAACCGTATGATTCCCATTAATATATTTTTAAAGCAGGATTGGGCGCAGTTCAGACCCACACTAAAAACATTTATAAGCAAAGACGTATCATTAAAGTACGGACCTGCTGTTAGTCTTAAAGAAAACGCTCAAAAGCGCAGTAAGCGCAGATCAATTACTCTGGTTCGCAGAGTTATTTAATAAGTTTAAATTAACTGCTACTAGTGTAGCGTAGGCAATCGCATGACTATGCTTAAAGTAGTAGCTGTCATCAGTTGGTTTCTCCCAAACAGTTTTAGCAACTTCACTCCACGGCTGTCCTATTAGGTGTCTCTTAGCAGGACGTATTACGCTGATAAACATCGCCATCCTGGCGATACTGTTGACTGCTTCAGGCATTTTAATCATTGTGTCGTAGTGATTGCCTATGTGAATTAACTGCGCACAGAATTCTCTATCGTACAACTTAGCCCAATCGGGTTCCTGTTGCATAAGTTCAGTTAAATGGTCTTCTGATTCGACTTGATTGTACAAACTAACATTCAAAAAGTCCAGTTTCACATAGCCAATATCTTCTGCCTGCTTGTAGTCAATGCTGGAATATCCTGCAAATGGATCAGTAGGGATATCTGTAAAGTATACGCCTGTGTTATGCTTTGTTGCTCGACCTTCTTTGATAATTGTGGCGGCTGTGTGGGGCAACACATTTAAAATCTGCTCTCTATTTGCAAAGTCAATGTCAATGTCTGATTGAAACTTCATAATCCTGCTTGCTCCAGTACGTGCTTGGTCCATTCTGTATCTGCCATATAGTCCTTGAACTTTCTTTGCCAGTAGTCAGGATCGATCCATTCGATAATTGTGTTTAATTGTTCCGCATTTAACTGTTCCAAGAACTCTACACCGCTTGCACAGTTAAACACAATCCAAGGACTGATTCTGCCGTTGGCGATATGTTGGCAAATCCTATTAGCACTGGCTAGTCTAAAATAGTTGTTAAACTCTCCGTCGAGTTTAGTATCATCGTCTGACAGATTTTGCATTTCTTTAAGAGCACGTTCTAACGCATCTTTGACATTTTCTTTTTTTATATACTCACGCATCCATTCCAAGTAAAATGCATCTTTGGTCCAATAGTCAATCTTCTTGTTGTTCTTTAAAAGCCAGTCGATAAAACTGCTGGTATTGATACAACGAATCGCCACAAGGTATCTGCCGAATTTAACAAATGCCATATAATAAGGACTAGAGGAAAAATCCTCATAAGTCTTTAATTTGGCACTACCCTGTGTTAGTTCATAGAACCGAATATATGCCTTGAATCCCAACTGCACACCTGTTTCAGTTTGCTGTTGATGCCTGCGTTTTGGTTCGCACAAATGCGCTGCCAGTGTGCTTTCTTTTTTATATTCTTTACCGCAATATTTACAAGCGTACATTAACCTAGTGCTTTTTTAATGTCTTGATCAGTCCAGCCCGACTGCTTGGCCAGTTCTTTAAGTTCTTTAGTAGTGTTGATGCTGGCTAACAACTCAACTTCATCCTGTTTCATATGCGGATAAAGTTGTGCGACAAACTTAACTGCTTTGCTGTTACTGCCTTCTTTCTTTTTTGCGCCTTGCCAATAATGCCGCTGCACACCCATTCCTGGACTCACTGTTGTTGCCAAAAGCCATTGCAGCTTAGGATGCTTGCCCAAATCAAAGAAGTGCATGTTCATGCGTTCGTTAGTTGCACGTAGATACCACTCTTGCAAATCAGCGTTTCCCTCCACACTGGCGCCGTAACGCAACATTAGATATGTGCTGAACTTTTTCTTTTCTTCTGTATCCAGCTCGTCGTAGAACTCTCGAGTCTTCCGATCGAACTGTGTCATTTCATTATTGATCGATAGTTTGTCCATTATACCGGGTGCCAATCTATAGTGTCTTCTTGTTTAAGTAAGTTATACAACATTATAACACGATCCAGTTCTGATTGTAAAGTGATATTGGTTTTAGCAAGTTCTCGGATTCCATCCCACATCCGATCTTCCAATAGCTGATCGCGCATAGATCTGCCGGTACGCAAATCCCCCGGCGACCAACCATGTCCAACTACAAATCTTTCATTGGCTGACGCACCAAATTCTCTTGCGTAAACA